CGCTCAATGCGGTGCTCAGGAGGCGTTGCCTCCGTTCGCACCTCCTTTCGCTCCTCGTTCGCGGTGTTTCTCTAGCTCGGCTGCGTCTCATTTCGCGTTGCTCCATTCGTCTCGCCTCGCGTTGCTCCATTCGTCTCGCCTCGCCCTGTCTGATATGACGCCATATACCAAGCCATACACACACCAATAATAAAAAACAACACATTTTTTATTATTTTGGAGCCAATATCGAGCAAGACCGCGAACGAGGAGCGAAAGGAGGCGAAGCCGAGTGGAGCAACGAGTGAGCAACGAGTGAGCAACGAGCACAGTCGAGCTCGGGCGAAAGGGGTGGCTTTGCCACCCTGGAGACCGAGTGAGAAACTAGAACCAAGGCTTCAACTCCAGTGTCTTGTGCTTATAATCCGAAAAATTCGGCCGTGCCATCGGAGTATACATATTGCTGACATCACGCTTATACTGAATATACCCCTCAGCTTCACCGTGTATTCTAGGAACACAATATTCAAATACTAATTCATTCAACTCAATAATCTGAGCACGGATTTCGGTCGGGGCATTTGTCGCATTTTGAAGAAAAATCGTCCGCATAATGATACGCAAGGTGTCGCAATCCTGTTCGCCTATCACGTATTTTCCATTGGACCGCTGATAGACACCGGCACGAATACCGTTTTGAATAATCTGCATATTCTCTTTACTGAAAAATGCGTTGGAGAGGGGCGTATTTTCCCATATACCATTTAAAGCGTCACGGTAAGTCACGCATTGATGAACTGGGTTTTTATCATAAAGCGCGAATTGGTCTTGCGTGGGGGGCGTTACAATATCAAGACGTCCATTTTTGGGTTGACCGATGAAGGTATGTTCTGGGTGAGTGTTATAATTCATTTCTTATACATTGAATACAGATTATTTCTCTAAATACAATAGCAATTCTTTTTATAATTATAGTATATAGATAGTCGTAATCAAAAATAGGACAATAATGGATTTCATATCAGGTAGTAAGAATACAGGTTCGTCGGCAGGTATCGGGAGTTCGGGTTCTGATTCTGGTTCCGGAAATGGAGGTGGTGGTGGCGGTGGGATGTTTAGCAATTTTTTCAATTTATCTCTACAGAAGATGGTTTTATTGTTGGCGATGATTGCCTTTGTTATTTCGGTAGGAACAGTTGCGATATTGTTATGGAAATCAAAGAGTGCTCAAAAATGGCCGCCTGAAATCGCGAAATGCCCGGATAGGATGGTAATAAGCAGCGACGGAACGAGTTGCTCGGACCCATATGGGCTTTACACAGGAACCATCGCATCCAGCTCCACAAGTAATTGTGATAATTACAATACAATTAAAGGGATTCCGGCCTATAACGGTCTAGCTGGATCCGAAGGATATATTCCGTGGGAGGGAATATTGGATGGTAAATCATCGAAAAGCTCGTCGCTGAAGTGTTCGTTGTAATGGAATAGAATGGAATAGAATAGAATGTGTAATGTAATCACAACAAGTATTTACATTACATCGAACGTGAGCACCCCCCCCCCAACGATTCCTGGCGAATGCGAGCTCTTCCCCCCCCCCCCCCGCGAACGAGTGAACCGTGAGCCTCGGCGAACGTGTTCACGAGTGAGCATTAGAACCGATACGCCCCGGGTGAAGCACCCGATGCCTGTTGAGCAACAGCAGGAAGAGAGTCAGATGCGGAACCTGCGCCGAACGAACCGACCTTCATATTTCCGGTCACACACATAGAGTAGAACAAACGACTCTGGAAGTACATGAGCGCATAGACCAAAATCATCAAAAATGAATAAAACGCACTCATTAATGTGACCTTGCCCCTAAATAACATAACAAGTGCAGATACGAAGCCTAAACCGGCAATCGCCAAAAATATGAAATTCACAACGGTAAGCCAATAAAACAGCAGACAATAATCCTTATCGAGAGGAGCGAATAAACTTTGAATAGAATCCATTGCTCGGAGTAATAACTGTTATAAGCTGGTTATAATATATAAAAAGAAAAAACATATGATAAATAACACATCAAAAATAATATCATAAATGTCCGTGCCAGTGTCCGCGCCAGTGTCCACGCCAGTGTCCACGCCAGTGTCCACGCCAGTGTCCGCGTCCACGTCCACGAACTATAATTCGTTTCTAGGCCGCGACACCATCTACAATAACCTCCGCGACTTTCTCGCATCATTTCAAAAAAACAAGAGCGATCTCACATTTAAGCGCGGGGTTTATATCTACGGCGCACCAGGCACCGGTAAAACCGAATTCGTGGTCCGTCTTCTAAAAGAACTAAATTACGATATTATTAAATACGACGCGGGTGATATCCGGAATAAGTCTATTATTGACTCCATCACCCAGCACAATATTTCCGATAAAAATATAATGTCGATATTCCAGCGTAAAATCCAGAAAATCGTCATTGTGATGGATGAACTCGACGGAATGAATAACGGAGATAAAGGCGGTATTACATCGCTGATTAAACTCATTCGTCCTAAAAAGACGAAAAAACAGAAACAGGAAGAGATCACGATGAATCCGATTATATGTATCGGAAATTACCATATCGACAAAAAGATCAAAGAATTAATGAAAGTGTGCCACGTATATGAACTGAAAACGCCTACACCCACACAAATGTCGCATTTGGTGGATATGACGATGCCGAACCTGGAAATCGGACTACGTAAAAGCATCCTGACATTTATCCAGGGCAATTTACGTAAACTCAATGCTGTCGCGGAAATGAATAAAACCCAGAACACGATTATATCGAATAATATCCTTCACGCGATATTTCAACCGAAGACGTATAATGAGGATATTAAGAAAGTCACACAGAAATTATTCAATACCGCGTATCCCATCTGCGATCATAATACACTCATCAATGAGACGGACCGAACCACGATTGGGCTATTGTGGCACGAAAATGTGATCGATGTACTTGAAAAGATGCCAGTGGAGGTGTCGGTCCCTTTTTATCAACTATTACTGGATAATATTTGTATGGCGGATTATTTCGATCGTATTACATTCCAGAACCAAATTTGGTTATTCAACGAGTTATGTTCTCTCATTAAGACGTTTTATAATCATCATTTATACCACCAGTCATTCCCGAAAAAGGCACGGTTTAATCCGACAGAGGTACGGTTTACGAAAGTTCTTACCAAATATAGCACTGAATACAATAACCTGCTTTTTATACAGAATTTGTGTATTCAACTTTCAATGGATCAAAAAGACCTCTTCGCGTTTTTTCTGACACTTCGGAACCAATATTCTGAGGATGAAATCCCGCGTATCCTTGAAACGTATGATATTTCTAAACTGGATGTGAATCGTATCTACCGTTATTTAGATAAATATATGGCAAAACCGGGGGGAGGTGCGTCGTCAGTCACGGCTGATCCTACCGCAAATGTCAATGATTTAGAACTCGAATTAATGGAATGAATGGAATGAATGAATCGACGCCGCGTTTGATATGTATCAAAAAGATATAAGAAATATTTAGAGACATATTTATTCATAATGGGTGCTTCTATTTCATTGGATTCAAAATACAAACTTATCCTTGATGCGGAAGTCGAATGTATTTCAACACCCGCCGCGTCTGTTCCTTCTACGCATTCAAAGAAACATACATCTAAACCCAAGTCTGGGGGTTCGGGTTCAAGATCCGGATCAGGCTCCGGATCCGAGTCAGGATCAGGCTCAGGCTCAGGCTCAGGTTCAGAGTCAGGCTCCGAGTCAGGCTCCGGCTCAGGTTCCGACAGTGATGATGATGCCAAGATATTTACAGTAAAAATAACTCCAGAAATCGTCGGTTATATTCGTACCTATGTTCGCAGCAATAACTTCTTGGATATATTAGATACGATCACTGAAATCGAGCTTCAAGAATATGGCCATTCTCCAGAGTCAGCACTTGTATTTGATTCACAGACTGTGATTTATAATGTGAATGATAATAAGATTGAGGCATCGGGTGTCTGGGAGTATATTGATCCACCTACCGCGGTTTCAACGAAGAATAACCGTAAACATAAATCGAAGGGCGGTAGTAGTAGTCGTGATAACGACTCAGACAATAACGATAATGGCAATCGTTTTAAAACGAAGGAGGATGAACTCGCAGTTTCAGAGATTGAAAACATCCTCTCCGAGAGATTTAAGGAGTATAGCAAACAACGCGATTTCATTATTCACGAGTCAAAAACGAGTATTCTTTCATTGAATATTCAAAGTATCGAAGTTGTTAAAGAATAAGAATAAGAATAATAATAATAATAATAATGTGATGTTGTATTCATCACATTATAATGCGGTATATTACATATATATAATTTCAGAAGTAGATGATGAAGATTGAATCTGTCTTCGTAATTCACGATTTTCTTCCAACAGTTTCTCGTATCTCTGAATAAGATCATCATTTACCTGAACAGTCGATTCAATTGATCCATCCGTGCTTATATTCGCCGTCGTCGTCGTTGCCGTTGCCGTTGCCGTTGCCGCCGCGAGTTCTGCCGTAAGCTCTTCAATCCGTTTATCACGAGAAGCCATATCACTTTGTAGATTCTGAATAATTTGAATGACTTGATCATTTGTCAATGCGATCGGATCCTTACCTGGCTGCTGTAAAACAATCTGGCCGCCACCGCCACCGCCACCGCCACCGCCACCGCCAGCAGCATTTCTGTCCGCCATCATCTTCTCTCGGTCCTTTTCCAATTGAAGCGTCTGAGCGATAACATCCGGCTTCATTTCCGGTCGTCCAGGAGCATAATTCTCCAACAATTTCTCCAATTCTACCATATAAAACCGGCGAAGCTCATTGTCTTTAATGAAATCCATCACCTTCTTCGGTGAATCACGCACGATATCCGGGTTCGCATTTATCAACAATTTGCGTTTATCAAACGTATTATGCTCGTGTGAAAAAACAAGAATCACTTTCATTGGATTCAATTGGACAAAGGGGACGGTATAATCTTTCAGAAACGCACGCTCTTCCGCCAAACACGCATCATCATTGTATCGGTTATTCTTCAATAGTTTACGCTTAAATGCGAATGTTCCCGCCGTCGCGTGATTCGGACCATATGGCCCAAAACGCTTCATTTGTCCGATATGCTTGAAATAAATATAGATTTCACTTGAACCCGCACACAGTGCTTCGGGATGACTAACTAGCATTTCCACTGCGTGAGATACACGCTGCGGGGGATAATAATCGTCATCGTCCATATATACCAGAATCTCCCCGCGTGACTTCTCGTGAAGCAGGTTGCGTTTCTTCCCCAGCGTCATTTTCGTGTCATATTTGAAATATTTAACACGAGGGTGTGACGCAACCAGATCTTCCACAGGGTCAGTCCCGTCATCGATAATAATCCACTCCATTCGATCTTGTGGATAGTCTTGGTGATTAAAACACGATATCATCGCATTAATAAAAGGACGACGATTGAATGTGGGAGTACATACACTCACAAAGGGATAAGTTTTGAAATACTCGGGTGATGATTTTACTGGTGTTCCCGGTGTTCCCGGTCCGGCTCCTGCGACGCTCTTGTTTTTACCGCCCATACTGCGTATAATGTAAAAAACTACAGATATAGTTTATTACAATATAATCGTTTATGTTGTTTATCGTGGATACCGCGTCCGCGGATTACGCCCCCCAATTTTTGATTTTATTGATAAAGTTCATTATCCCCTCCCAATATGTAGTTAAATATAATATCAATAGAGCAAGAATTACAATCGCAGCGACATTGATATCCAGTCCTTCAAACGCATAAAACATCAAAACCAAGTTAAAGAAGAAGAAGATAATCGGCACATATTTCGCATACAATAAGCGATACTCATTCCAGTGAAGAAATGGATAGATACAGAAAGTCCCCAAAAATTGGATGAGTTGGACGACAAATGAAACAAACGGTAAAATCCCCAGAATGCCAAACCCGGTAAATATCGACCATAATGAACCACCGATAAATTCCTTACGGTGTTCGGTAGGGTTTATAATCATTCCGATGATTGTAGTGAATAATGGACCGCCTCCTATCGCGAAAAAGGCGATTAACAAAAACACAAATGGCATCAATAGAATCATAAGCGGCGATACAACATCATATAACTCTTTTGGGATACTGTTCGTTAGTTTTGTAATATAGTTCAGAATATACAGCAACATTGCTCGATCAGATGAAAATGAGAAAATAAACGAATTATTAACCCACTGCTTAAAACGTACCTTGATGAAATCCCAATTCAGGAGATTGACTTTCGTTACACCTTCATCCACACTTTCCTTCACCATATCCAACTCTTCGGTCGTTAAACAGAACCATTTGAAAATATAGGTATCCAAAATAATTGCGGCTTTCAGATATATCTTTTTCGCGCTTGAATTTTTAGGATCATCTGCTATTCCACCGAATTTATCTTCGCAATCCGCTTCACACGAGGTATATTCGCTTGTATAACAATACGGCCATTCGTGTCGGTCTGTAGGGAAGAGTTTCGGCAAATTCAGATTATTCACTCGGATACTTTTCGGGTCGCAATAAAAAAGGATATTCACACAAATCACCGAAATAACAACGGTTTCAATAAAAAGAGTAAGTACATTTAATCCGAATTCTTTTAATGCTGCTATGTCAAATAATGATTTGGGTGCGGCTTTCGGTTTTTTCTCGTCGCCGTCTTTGGCCGCTGCGTCGCCTTCGCCTTCGTCGCCTTCGTCGCCTCCACCGGATAACATCCCACCAACTTTGCTAAATGAGCCACCGATGCCGCCGCCGCCCTCTTCGTCGCCTTCGTCTTCGCCTTCGCCTTCGTCTTTCTTTACTTCTTCTTCTTCGTCATCTGCCATTTCTTGAGTAGTTATAATAATAACATATAATAATCCGTCCGTGCTTGTCGCGGGCGTCGCCTTATCGCGCGTCGCCTCCCAGCGTGCCCGCCTTACCCCGCGCGATTATCGCGCGTACATCAATCCGCAATTCCCCGACACAAACGTCAAAACATTATACCGCTCTTCTAAAATATGAAAATCATAAGAATAGTAGTAAATATTCACATTCGGTTTATTCATTCCGATGATTTCCTTCGTATTCGGATTACAGATCATTTTCACCTCCGCCGTAGGGTCCAACGGCGGGAATATCGTCGTCAATTCAAGCTCGATTTGGTTAAACTTGCTCATATTGATCGCACCGCTAGGTTGTAGATCATACGGATCCGAATTCAAGCAGAAATTGTAACAATATATCCCCGGTTTCGCACACCCGCGTGTCCTCGTATATTTCTCTACATAGTTATACACTCCCGCGTCCAGTAAATTCTCTCGGTATTTGCCATTTAAAGAGATTCCCAACATCTGTAAAATGTCGCGTTCATTCTCGGATTGGAAATCCCCCGTAATATGAAGACCCGTCAGGCGTTTATCGCCCGGATTAAGGCCCGGTCCAATCCCGTTATTCGGTCCATTCTTGTTAAAATAATACTGGTCAAATGGATAAGTTGACGTCCACACATCAGTAGTAATATCACTCGCAGTAGTGACGATTTCCGTGAACGACGCGGGTTGCCAGTTATCATCCGTAGGTGCCGGAATGATATCATATGGAAGATAATTATACGGCCAGTTGGTATAATTGCTCCATTCATTCCGCAGATTCACATCACTCCGCTGGAAAAACATCGTCCACGACGCCACCATCCCCATCGAGTTCTCTATCTTGATTTTTTTATTCCCGGTGACATCATTGAACGTCCAATCATAATATGACTTAATCAGGTACTTCTGTTGATTCGCTGCGAAGATTTTAGATTCATCATCC